ACGCCACCGGAATGGTGATTGAGGCCACCATGTCCAACGGAACCAAAAAGACCGTGACGGGCTGGACGTACACCCCCAGCGGCGCCCTTTCCAAGACGGACACGGCGGTAACGATCTCCTACACGGAAAACGGCGTCACAAAGACCTGCACCCAGGCGATCACGATCCGCACCCTGTCCAGCATTTCCGTGACGACGGCACCCACGAAAACCGCCTACAAGTACGGGGAGAAGTTCAGCAGCGCCGGAATGGTGATTACCGCCAAATATTCGGACAACGCCACCCGCGCGGTGACCGGCTGGACCTATTCGCCCACCGGCGCCCTGGGACTGTCTAATACCAGGATCACGATTACCTACGCAGAGGGCGGCGTGAGTAAGACCTGCACCCAGGCCATTACCGTGAGCAACTACCTTTCCAGTATTGCGGTGACCCACGCACCCACGAAAACCTCCTATTTCACCGGCGAAACGTTCAACAGCGCGGGAATGGTGGTCACCGCTACCATGGCAGACGGCAGTAAAAAGACCGTCACCGGCTACACCTGCAGCCCCACCACCATGGCAGCCAACACCACGGCGGTCACTGTCAGCTATTCCGAGGGCGGCGTGACCAAGACGACCACCACCCCGGTGACGGTCACCAGCATTTCCAACACGCTGGCCTCCAACAGCTGGGCAACGATCCGCGCCGTGTCCGACGCCGGAAAGGGGTCCAATTACTGGAGCGTGGGCGACGCCAAGGGGATCACGATCAACGGCAAGGTGGGCGCCACGACGTTCTCCAATCTGGCCATTTCCGTGTTTATCCTGGGTTTCAACCACAACGCCAGCCGCGAGGGAAACAACCGGATCCATTTCCAGATCGGTAAGATCAACGGCACCCTGGTGGGCCTGGTGGACGGCAATTACAGCAACTACACCAGCACCACCGGCGCCTTTACCATGAACGCGTCGAACACGAACAGCGGCGGGTGGAATAACAGCCACATGAGAAAGACTGTGCTGGGCAGCAACAGCGCCAGCGCCACCAGCCCCGCGGCCAACACCCTGCTGGCAGCCCTGCCGGCGGATCTCCGGGCGGTTATGAAGCCGGCCACCAAGTACAGCGACAACACCGGCGGCGGAAGTGACGCCGCCAGCTATGTCACCAGCACCACGGATCTGCTGCCGCTGCTTTCGGAGTTTGAATACCACGGGGCCAGGTACTACGCCAACAGCGCGGAGAAGAATTACCAGGCCCAATATGACTATTACCGGGCCGGAAACAGCAAGGTACATTATAGGCACAACGCCACCGGCACGGCGGCCTATGTGTGGTGCCGTTCCGTCTATTCGGGCTACAACAGCGAT